AAAAAAGAATAAAAAAGACAAGATTAAATTGAAAAGTGGAAAAAGTCATACTATTTCAAATGAATATGCTTATAATCTTACCGAAGATGAATTAACAACTATTATTGAAAAAATACCAAGAAATTATTTTACTGATTTCACTAAATGGTTGATTTTCACAAGTGGTATGAAACAAATCAACAGAAAAGATTTGTGGTGCAAGTATTCAAAACTATATGGTTCAAATTCATATGATGAAAAACAAAATGAATATTATTGGAACAAAACAAAAAACAAAGATGAAGAATGTATGTATTTTGAATGTTTATTGAAACAAGCAAATTGTCTTGATTTCATTGATTTATCAAAATATAAACCACTACCAGAACGAAAAACAAAACACGATATTGAAATTGATATGCCTTATTTAACTGGTAAAAAAACAGCTAATGGTTATACAAATGGTTTTAAATATGAAAAACACAAACATATTGTTTTACAATCTGATACTGGAACAGCAAAGAGTTCATCATTTTTGGAATATATGAAAAAATCTGGTGAAAAATTCATTAATATTGTTTCTAGAATTTCGTTGGCATTAGATCAATATGAAGACTATAATAGTGATGAAAATGAAGAACATTTTAAAGGTGTTGATTATTATAAATATGGATTAGATAATACAAATCAAGGGGCGATTTTGTGTATTGATAGTATTATGAAATTAAGAAGTTGGACTTGGGGAGATGATTGTGAAATTTCAAAAAGGGTTGTTTTTCTTGATGAATTTAATTCATTAATTGAATATTGTTTGGATACAACAACAATGGATAATAAAAGAATGGAAGTGTTTGATTTCCTAGTTAATGAAATATTTATGAAAGCAAAAAAGATTGTTTGTGCTGATGCAGATATTTCAGATATTTCAATGAATTTTATTAAATATATTAATCAAAAAAGAAATGGTTTTGTCTATATTAAAAATAATCATATTCACAACAAAGACACACCAGCAACTGAAATATATTCAAAAGGACATCTCGTAAATAAATTAGCAAAAGAAGAAACATATTTTTTGTGCTGTGATAGTAAAAGAGAAGCTATTGATATTTATCAACAATTAATAAAGAAAGACACAACAAAGAAAATTAAATTGGTTGTTGCTCGTGATGATACTCGTAAAGATAGTGAAGAACATATTGATTTGAAAAATGAACCTTGTGTGATATATTCACCAAAAATTACATATGGAAATGATAGTAATGGTTATTTAGGAAAACACAAAAGACCAGTTTATTGTTATTATACTGGAATGACAATTTCACCAACTGCGATGTTTCAACAGATTAACAGAGAACGAAAAATAAAACATTTATATTATTGTTTTGAAAACAAAGAGTTTTATAAATGTGCTTATAAAACAACTGATGATATTCTTAAAGAATTCAAACAAAAACATAAAACCAGTTGTATATTAATTGGAAGGGGTCATTATACAGAATATATTGAAGAAATGTTTATTGATTTGTATCATCAATTAATGATTAAAAAAGATACATATGATACAAACAAATTCGTGCATTTTAAAAAGTTATTGCCAAATCGTGGATTTGTTGATACTTCTAATATTAAAAAACAAACTGAAAAACAAGATAGTAAAGCAATATTGATAAAGAAAATGAGAGTTAATAAATTTAATAGTGAAAATTTCAATGTGGGTGAAGCATTAAACTCACAATTAAATATTGATGTATTGAGAATTCAGAATACTGATTTATTGAGAAAAAATAAATCGTTGTTTTGTGAAAGTGGCAAAGCAGAAAAACATATAATGTCTAGTGCCTTTTATATGAAAAAAGATAGCTATGCTTCAAAGATGCTTTTTAATGAAGATGATATTGAATTTAAAAAATTGTCATCAGATAATAAATATGCGAATATTGTTTATCTTCAACAAGTATATGAAACATTAGGATATACACCACAACTTGAAAAGAAAGATGAAGTCAAACAAATTACAGAAGATGAAATGATTGGTAATTATAAAAAATATTGTAGGGGAAAAATAAGTGAATTGGATCTATCAGACGAACAAAAGAAAAAGGCATTCTTATTTAAAACAACATCATCAATTTTGGGTAAGGGTTGGATTTCAAATAAACAAGTCAGAGATAAAGAAACAAAAAAAAGATATGTTGAATATGCATTTAATAAATCCAAATTAAACAATCTTAAAAAAATTCTTGATAGTCGGAAACCAACTAAAGTCATTAATCCAACATCAAAAGATTATACTGAATATCATAAAAAATGGAATAACAGAGTTTATAAAAAATGGAAATCACCAGACTTTGAAAAGGGCAAATTATATTGTGATACTCTATTTGAAAAGATTTGTCAGTAAAGTGTATAATATGATATACTGATTTATACATTTCGCTGACAGAATTATAGAATTACAGATTAATGACAGAATTATTATTGTCACCTTCTGGTGTTGGTTTTCTGAATTTTTTATTACTTATTGGTTTTTTAGTTTTTAAATTATCAAATATCATTTTTGGATTAATTGGTTTCTCTTTTTGTTTTATTTCTTTCTCAATCTTTTTATCAACTTTATTTAATGTGTTATTTTCAATTTTAGAACTTTCTTCAATTTCATCTTTGTTTTGTAATGCTTTAAACATTCTTAATATTATATTAAAATATAAAAAAAATAATATATTTTAATAGTATATACAAGAAATGTCGTTAATAAATTTAGCATCAAAAACGAATAATGATATAATAGACCAACAACCCTTTAATTTCAAAAATCATTTCCCACAACCAATAGTGGTTAAACCAAATTCACAAGTATGTTTAACTCATTTCTATCATTTCCGTGATGATGGATATTATCGTATTACATCACAAAATAATGTAATTGCTTATATGATTGCTAATTTCAGAAATAATAGTGATTATAGATATGCCACATTAAATTCTGGTAGATATACTGGAACTGAATTGGCACTTGAAATTGCTCGTGCAATGAACTCTGTAATACTTCAAGAGAATTACAATTGGCAATGTGTTTTTACTGATGCCAATCCACTAGCTAATCCACCAGAACTAGATAAATTTGTTATTACTTATACTAATGTTACAACCCCAGCAACAACAACTGGTGGTGAATGGGAAAAATTAATTAATAGTGGTAATACAACAACAGCAACAATTGTTAATGACAATGCCGTTTCTGGTGTGTCTAAAATAAAAAATCCAAGTTTTACACCAACTGATTTTGCTACTGCCATTTTAGATAAAGGCATTTTACTTCACGAAGGGATATTTAGGGTAAAAGGATTAAGTTTTAGTGGCGATGGAACTACATTTTCTGAAGATATGCGACCAACTGAATGTAAAATTGGATTAATAAGACATTCATTTTCATCAGCAAATAATAATAATGTTAATAATAGTTTTAAAAACACAAATGGTGATATATTGATTGATATTGTAAATAATGGATCTTATGAAATTATTATATCTAATTTACAACAAAGACAAGGGTCATCAAGTATAGATGCCCCAAATGGAAAAATTCAAATTGAAAGAAGGGTTATTAATGCTACTAATCTTGCTGGTATGTTTGATGAAACTCATTTATTTGGATTTGAAATATTCAGAACATCAGCAACCACTCAAAACGGACACGATTTTGTCATTAGAATGATTAAATCAACTGATGGTGGTGCATCATATGTAGCTATTACTGATGGAACTGGGGGAAATGGTGCTGATGGACGACCACTTATTTATAGTCAAACTATTAATAGTGTCGCATATACTTCATTAATATATACAACTCGTGGAATTCCAGATGGTTCTGGTGGTGTGGTGCTAAATCCAATTAATAATAAATCCACAGCAACAATTAATCGTGCTATTGTAAAATATGCCCCATTTCTTCCATTTGTTTCTATTGAAGGCGATCAAAGTAAAATAACCGGTGTTGATTTGGCAAATGAAAAATTTACATTGCAAACATTTGTTGAAAATTCTGGAAATACTGGAACTGGTGGAAATGTAGTTGCTGATAATGTTTTTACTATGGAGTTTAGAGAATATACTGGTGCTAATGGTTATGACTGGCGATGGATTGTAGAAAGTGCAGAAACAACACCATTTGTTGATTTGGGTTCAAATGATATTCACGCTTATAAATTTAAACAACATACAGATGATGTATTGGCATTTGATGTTTATGCTGATGGAAATACACCAATTGCCACAGCAACAATAATTGGAACATTAACTTATGACCCATATGATGCTAATGGTGTTGGTTCATTTAGTTTAACAATTACAGCATTGCCAATTGACCCAGTTGGATTTAAAGGTGAAGCAGTATGCCAACCAACAAATGAAGTTGTTGAATTAGAATGTGATGGTAAATTTAATTCATTTGGAAATAAACCAACTTTATTTGATGGATCGGTTGCTTTAGCAAAACACGGACAATCTAACCATAATGAATTACAACATACTGAATTAACTCTTGGTGGTGAAAGTGGTGATGGTTTAGGTGTTGCTCTTCAAATGGCAAGTCAGATATTGCTTGGAAGATTACAACAAGCAGATATTGATGATAATGATGCTAATCCACCAAGACTAGATACTAATACTGCTGGTGGGTCACTTGGTGCAACAATTGGATTTGGTGAAAATGTAATAACAAATAATAGAACAACATTTGATTATACTTCGGATATAGCACCAATTAAAATAGCTGGTGATGATACACTTCATATTAGTATTCCAGAATTAACTAATGTTAAATCACAAGAAGGTGAAACCAGTAATATTGGAAAAACTATTAAAGTTGTGCCAAAATCAGTATTTAATGTTAATGATGATAATGGTGCTTTATCTTATAATTCCCCTTATGAAGATTGGATAGACATCAATAATGGTGAAGATTTAGAATTAAATGAATTAACTATACAAATTAGGAAACCAGATATGACATTGGCAACTAGTCTTCAACCAACAACAAGAGCAACAATAAAGATAAGAGAAAATCCAGATAAATTACGAGAAAAAGTAAATAATGAAATGCTTACTAAAATGCAACAACTAATGACACAATCACAGAATACCGATCAAAATCTAGTTGTTAAATATACTGGTTCTTAATCTTAATCTTGTCAGCAAAGTGTATAAATTAGTATTACATATTATACAAAACGATGACAGAATTAAAATATCTATTATATATAAATGAACCTTACAGAATTAAGAAAATTGGTTTCCAAGTTAAATAAAGATGATAGAATAGTTGGTGTTTGGAAAATGAAAAGAGAAGATATAACAAATGAATTAAAAAAAGTTAAATATGATATTGATGATGAAAAAAAAAGATTAGTTCCAAATGTAGCTATGAAAAGAAAGAAAATAATAAAGTTAATTTAAATTAATTTAAAAAAAAATTGATTTAAACATTATATATTACATTATATTATATAAAGTAAAATGCGACCTTCTAATTCAAAAAATAAATCATTCTTTCATTATTTCGTTCAAGAATTGAATGAAGAAGATAATACATTAGGTGAAAAAACCTTTTATTATACTACTAAAGATATTACTGAAAAATATGGAATATCTAGACAAACTATTTATAGAATTTTACAAAACAATCACAATACAAAATTTAAACATTATATTGAAAAAAGTTTTACACATCATTCAATTCTTTCTCATTTATAAATTAATTTGATTTATTTAATTTTTTATTCTTTTAAATTTAAAGATTATATATTACATTATAATATATAATGTCTAAATCTATTTACTTAAGAAATCTTGAAGATAAAGATGATGATTGGTGGAAGAACATCTTAATAGATGTTGTTAATTGGAAAAAATTGATAGAAGATGATGTAATAGTAAAAAAGGGTTCTTACTATCCCAGAATTAAAGATAGTAAAAAAAGGGGACTTACGGCATTTCTTGAAGTGTGTAGAACCTATTTTAAAAAGACTGATAAAGTGTTTTTAATGGGTCTGTGTAAATTGAAAGTCTGCCCCAATGTTTATTTAGATACATTGCATCTTAATGTTGATAATCCAGATAAACACGGATTAAGTGAATATATGAAATCATTTAAAATAGAAAAATCTGATATTCCATTTAATGCTGTGGTATGTGATTTAAATGTTATGCCATCATCACAAAAAATACAAACTATTAATGATATGGTTGATAATCTGGAATTTACTCCATCTGAATTAGCAAAACTTATTAATATGTTTTCTAATCAATTGGTTTCCTTGTATCAATAAATTCTTTTGTGAAATCTCGCATAAAGTCTAATATGTATTTTTTCTTTTGATCTAAATCTACTGGAAGTTCATCTACTTTACCAGCAAATATTTCAGTCTGTTTTAATATTTCTTTTCGTTCTTTGATTGTTAATATAATTTTTTTATCCATTATTATATTTATATAAGATATTTATTTTTTCTTTTTATCTTTCATTTCCTTCATTTCGTCCATTTCTTTCATTTCTTTTTTAGTTGGTTTCTTTGCTTTTGCTTTATCTTTTGCTGGTGCTTTTTTACCCTTTGGTTTATAAGATGCCTTAGCTACAGACATTGCTTCTTTGTATGAAATCTTCTTTGCTTTCGCAACCTTCTTGACGTGGTCTATCCATTCACTCATTGTATATATACTAAATGAATAGATAATTATTTTATTATATTATTTTAATTCTTCAATAATATCTTTTATTCTAATATCACTAATAACTATTTCATCTGGTATTCCATCGCCATCAGTATCATTTAAACTGCACTTTGATTTACAGCACACAAACCATTTACACTTAACTCTTTTAAGAAATTCAACAAACATTATATATATAAATATTAAGATAATAATTAAATTTCTATTATCTAGTATATGGCACACTATATGGTATATTGCCTTAAGTCTTCTTTTATGCTACATTTACAATATAATATATATAAAAGCATATAAAACAATCATAAAAATTAATTTTTATGATACTTTTAAGTAGTATTAATAAGAATACTATATAAAAGTATCATAAATGTAATAAAAACCCTATATATCCTTTAAGTCCCTATTAAGAACTAATATATTTAATAGTAAATGTTTTAGTAGAAGCACCAGTATTTCTGACATTTAATTTCCAATATGGTGATGCTGGTGTTACTTGTTTAAGAAATTCGTGAAGTTTTGGATAATTCATATCCATATTAGATTGGGTTGTATGGAATGAAGAATTATCAATACTTTCCATTAGATCAACTTCAAAGTCAATATATGTGGCATCAGCACAAGATACATCAAGCACAAAACTATTCTTTGAACTATCATTAGTTACAACTGATGTTTCAGTATTAGCATTATCTATAACACTTAATGAAGATGCCAATGTAGTTACTGAAGAAAATGCTCGTGTTTCTTTATTCTCTAATGCACTCTGATTAGAAGCAATAGCTACTGGTAAAGAATTCATCATAGTGTTTTGACCTTTTGCTATATCTAATAGATTAACATCAACTTTACTGGAATTAATAGCACTTGCCAAATCAGTTAAACCAGCATTTGTCACAGCACCATTAAACCCACCACTTGCCACATTAACATCAAGCATACTGGAATTAATAGCACTTGCTAATTCAGTTAAACCGGCATTTGTAACCGCCCCATCAAACCCACCATTTGCCACATTAACATCAACCATACTAGAATTAATCGCACTTGCCAAATCAGTTAAACCAGCATTTGTCACAGCACCATCAAAAGCATTTTCTTCAATACTAACTTTAAGATTAGATCCAGTAGATAATGCTGATGGCAAAACAACTTTATTTGATATACTAGTTAATGTAGAATTACCAGCAACTTGATTAGAAGCACTAGCATCACCACCACCACTAGAACCTTCTTCAATACTAACTTTAAGATTACCAGCACTAGATAATGCTGATGGCAAAACAACTTTATTGTCAATACTATTTGTTGATGAATTATTGGTAGATTGTAAAGTTTTTAATTCTTCTAACTTGGTGTGATTAGTGGTGTGATGTGTGACACTGGTTGCTGTGTGTCCCAAAAGACTATCTTGATATGCTCCGTATGTTGAACTCATTATATATATTATCTGAAGATTTTTTTTAAAATTAAATATTTTATATTTTATATTTCTGCCAAATCTTTTCATCAATCTTTCTTGCTTTACCATTCATTATAACTGATGCTAATCTTCCATACGCCCAACTAAAAGCAGTTTGATTGGGTTTTGAACCAGAAGTATAAAATGCACCTTTTCCTTTTGCCATAATTTCATCTTGTCCTTTTGACTTAATTATGTTTTTATTAATCCAAGATTTGTCAGTTATTTTTTTATTATATTTATCTTCAAACTTTTTAACCCAACCAGACTTCTTTGATTTGAAACTATCCAATTTAGGTCTTTCTTTTTTTGCTAGAATACTATTTTCTTGTTTCTTTTTATCTTCTTTCGTTAAAGTCTTTGGAACATAACCTTTTGGAAGCATAGCTAATTTATGTGCTTGTGCGAAAGTCCGACCATCTAACATTGCTTTTTTCATATCATTAATATGTTTGGTTGTGTGCGAACCCTTTTTTTTATGTTCTGCCAATTTATCTAATTGTGATTTAGTTAAACTCATTATATATAATTTAGTGATATATTAATATATGTCATTAAATTGTATAAATTATTATTGTTGTCATTATATTGTATATTGTAAAACCTTGTCAGCGAAATGTATAATATGTATATATGATTTACACACTTTGCTGACAGATTATTTTAGATATATTAATACTAATCAAATGATATTGTAAAGTTTCCGTGATGTATTTCCATACCTTTTTTCTTTTCTCCTTTCCAATTAAATTTGTGTGATGGCGATAATCCTTTTTTTCTTAAATAATATTGTCTTTGATATTCTGCGATTTTCTCCTTATTTTGTTGATAATAATTTTTTCTATATTTTTTTATTTCAACAAGTTTTTCTTCTTCCGTTAATTCAACTATTTCTGCCATATTATATTATAGTTAGATATTATTTTTTCTTACCTTTTCCCTTTGGTTGTAATAATGGTGCTGGAAGTGAAGTTAATGGTTTTGTTATTTTATATATTACTGCTGAATGCCCTTCAAATCGTGGTTTAGTTCCATCTGGCAATCTAATGTCTGTTTCTACTTCAGTTAATGTAAAATCTTTAATTGCAGTATATTCAAAAGTTTGTTGTGGATTATAATAAAAATCACCTATATTATTTTCTCTTGTTAAATATCCCATACAAGGCAAATTAGAATGTCCGTCATCACCACCAACCCATTCAGTATCAGTTCCGGCACTTGGTATTGAAGAATACACACAAAAATATGGAAATGAAAGTTTATCTGCTAGTTTAAATGCCGTTATACTACCTTCATTAGCATCTGGTGTTGCTTGTCTTGTTGCTGAAACTCCTAAATCATACATTGGCATATTTAATTCATTTAATGAAGTTGTTTGTATTTCAGCACTAGATATATATGCTCCAGTTGTTACTGGTTTTGTTATACTTATCAAACCACGACCATATGTTGGATTATCTGATTGGAATGTGAATTGATTTGTAAAAAATGCATTAGCATCACCGAAATCTGGTAATAATTGATTTAGATCAAATCCCATTTTTTCAAATAATGTTCCTTTATATTTTCCAATATCAGTATTTTGTAATTCTGTTGTATTGCCATTTTTATCATATAAATAAATACCTTCAATAGCTATTCCACTTTGACTATCCATTATACTTCCTTCATCTTGCTGACTATCATCAAATTGTGATAATAATGTGGCATCATCTTGTGTTAATACTCCAACATCTGGGGGTGATTTATTTGGTATATTTAAACCAGCATATTTTTCCCAAGTGTTACATATATTACCGGTTCTTAATATTTTAAAACAAGTTTGTTCTGGATTTGGATTTGCTTCAATCGTTTCTGGAATATCAGACAATAAACCATTACCAATATTTTGTGGTGTATTTAATCCAGATATTTCAAATCGTGATAATTGTGGATTAAAAGTAAAACTTGGATTAACAGCACCAATATATGCCACATTCATATAATTTTCAAGTATTTGTGGTGCTTCATTGCCAAACATAGGCGATACTAAACAAACTGCTTCATTTCTAGTAAAAGAATGATCTAATCCTATAGGACAACCGAAATCAACATTCCAGAAATCAATAGTCCATCTATTATTATCATTACCTAAATTACTATAATCAAATGTAGTTGTTGGATTATCTTGATTACCAATTGCCATCGCATTAACAAAACATATATATGGCGGTTGTAAATCTTTTTCTAAAATACCAGTATCTACTCCAAATTTACCAATAGAATAGTCTTGTGGAAATATTGGAACAATAGCTAAATCACTATCAATAGCATCTTGAATTGCAGTGTCAGTGTTTTGTATATTTCCATCTTTATCTTTCCAACTTCCAATAAAAAAATCTCTTTCTGAATATGTTGTTCTATTTGTGTTAAATTCTTGGTTGGCATTATAATTCATAAAGTTTAAATTAATTTTATTTCCTTGATATGTTGGGTCTTTTGTATTAGAATAACTAAAACCATCTTGCCATCTACTCTTAACCCATATACTAGGCAATTCTTGTCCGTCATTATCAATACTTGATGGAAAGTTTCTAATTGTTGAAGATTTACAAGGTCTATGTGTATTATTATACCAACAAAAATCAACTGGAACATCAAGAGAATTTACGGCAACCCTACTGCCAATTTTATTCCAAGCAAATTGTGTTCTTTGTCCCACAAATGTTTGTAATGGGTCACCAGCAATTGCTAATGGAAATTGAGAACTTTCTTCATCATCATATAATCCCAAATCAAGATTTACTGCTAAACTCTGTTTGTAATCATCAGAACTTACATCAATTTTTTTGGTTGTGTCACCTAAATAATATTCTGCTTTTTTTAATCCAGTTTTTAATCTTTCTATATTACTCTTCGTCCATCGCATATTTGTCATAATTAAACCATATTTTTCTAAAAAGGCAGTATCACTATTTCCATCTTCTTCTAATTGATTTAATAAACATACACGAACACCTAAATCACCAGTTCGCAGATTTCCAAAATCCCCACGAGTGCTGTCAAGTGTTTGACTATCTATTGTTCCAGTTGTAATATCAACATTACGACTAAAATCACTATCAAGAAAATTAAAATTCCAAAATGCATTCTTTAATCCAATAAATCTTTCAGCATATTTATAAGCAATATGTTGATAAAATCCCCTTCTAGCACCAATTAATGTTGCTTTAGTATTTGGTATTCCTTGTTGCACCATATTACAAGGTTGTGGTTGATATGTTGGTGTAGCTACTATAATTGGTTTAGATACATTACTAAACCCACCATTTGGGGTTCTATGATAGAATTCTAATGTTTTATAATCAAGATAATCAGCATTTTCATCATTTATTCCATTAATTGGTGATGGTTCGTGTAATTGGTCTGTTAATATAGCACCCAAATTATCTGGTGTCATAAACCCTTCATCAATATTTAAATTTATTTTCTTTTTCCGTTTATCGGCAGTATCAATTATTGTTGCTGTATCTATTAAATTTGTGTTTAATGCTTCACCTTCTATTTCACTTGCCAATCCAGAATATCCACTATTTATAAATGAAAATCTACTACCATCAAATCCCCTTAATCCAGAAGAACTATATGTTTCTGCTTGAGTAAAACAATGTAAAGTAAATGTATGTAAAGTTCCAATTACATTATTTCCAATAGTATCTGAAAATAATTCTAATTTAGGTGCTGATGTTCCACTTGAACCATCATAATTTCGTCCCACATTATACATACTCCAACTTGTAACAATACCACCAATTTCACCACTTGTTGTCACTCCTTCTATTCTAATAATCATTCCAGTTCCCAATCCAGCAGAACCGCCTTTATATCTAACATTATATAAACGACCAGCAACATAACCACTATCATCAACACCACTTTCACCCCCACCAGTTTGAATTGTTTTCATTCTTGTAATCATTGAACCATTCATATAATAATCATTGATTATATCATAAGTTCCATTAACATTCCAATTTTTTGATTGGTCTGAAGGATCGGTTGGTTTTGGAAAGTATGTTTCACCCAAACTTCTTCTAGATAATTGTGATTTCATATTATCAAGTGTATATGATATATGTGCTGGTGCATTATTATAATCCCACCATTCACTACCGCCGTTTGGTAGATAATTTGGATTTATTATTGTGCCACCACCACGATATACTTTGTGATTTATAAAAGGCATTCTAGCAGTGTTCTGTCCGCAATGATTAATATAAAAACTATATTCTAAATCGCATTTATTGTCTAAAAATCCTTCTTCATTTTCTTCACCTAAAAATTCTATAACATCATCACTAGCTCCTTTAGAGTTCAATATTATTTGTTCTAATGAAATAGTATCACCAGCATTAACAACAATTCCAGTTGTGGAAACAATATTAGTCCAATTATTTTTGTATTTATCGCTTTCATCTGATAAATTATTAAATGTTTGTTTTCCCCTTAATCGGTTGCATTCTAATAAAATGTATTTTGCCATTATATATATTAATATATAATGATAAAATAAAAATAGAAAAAAAAAATAACTTATTTGGTTTGTATTCAACTTTGTCAGCAAAGTGTATAAATCAGTATATAATATTATACATTTCACTGACAGATTATTTTTAAAATATTAATTATAAATAAGAAAATTAAATTTATACATTATGCTGACACCATCACATCGCCATTCTTAATTGATATTACTCTTTCAACATTTGAATAAAATCTGACTTCTCGTGCTTGTTGTTTGTTGGCAGTTCTACTTTCTTTGCACTGATAAACTATAGGTTTAACACCAATTCGTTTTCCATTTCCAAGCACATTAAATCCGGTTGTGGTTAAATCAACACCAGTATAATGTGACATACCACGAAGGTCATTAGTTCTATCAGTATTAGTAGCATTTGGTAATTGGAATGCTTCAATCTGTCCTATATATAATGAATTCTGATTTAATGTATTATCAGCATTTGCTTTATTTGTATCAGCATCAATACTATATAATTGTTGTGGAACTTGAAGTGGTTTTGCCATTACTTTAGAAAGTTCGGTATATTTCATAGATGGGGTTTTAATATCTCGGTCATAATATCGTTGTTCGTTAATTCTAAAATTATATTCACGATCAGTCAAATCTGCTTCTGAATGATATAATCCTAAAAGATTATGTGCTTTACCAGTTTCTTTTTCTGAAATTAATATACTTCTAACAACTTTGCCAGAAACAGCAATATCTCTTTCAATTCGTTGTTCTGTAACTGCTGGACTAGTTGGATTAGCTACTGCTGGAAGTTGATGTGTAGTTAAAAGACTATCTTCATAGATGTAACTTAAACCAGTATCAGAATAAACTGCTTTTGCTGTGGCATTCATCATCTCTTGTGGATAATACAAATGGTCTGAATAGAATTTAATATTACTGAAACTTGGTGTAATTACTTTGCTTGAAGCACTAGCACTTGAAAAACAACAAACTGAACCATCGGCGGTAGTTTGTGTATTTAAGATTAATCTCAAAAATACATTTTCTTTCATTGAAAAAAGTGGTAATTGCCGACTTCTCATAAATGGGATAAGTTGGGATAATGGAACACTAAATACTGGTGTTGTATCATCACTATCAGTTGGTTTAATAAATGCTGGAACAACAGCACGAGCAGTATTATCACCAGCAAATGTGTTATATTGTAAATCTTTTGGCATAATTCGTCCAGTGGCATTATCTACTTCACAAAACCGATCCATAGCATTTCCACTTTTTACTTGTTCTACATATGCACGATGTTCTGGTGTTTCAAACTGCCTAATCATTGTGGCATAATGTCCGTAATCTTCAGTAGAAGCAATTACTTTAGAACCACTCATAAGGAATGCTGATTTAATTAATCCGTGAATTCCGGTCTGTAATGGAAAAAAAGCATCAGAAACACCAGTAGCTGTTGTGACTGCTAGACTGACAAAAGAACCACCATCTAAAATACCATTCTTTGGTATTTGAAAGACAATTTCACTTGTGCTTGATGTTATTGGGTCTAATACTTCAGTTTTTATTTCCATATTAGAAATTGTTGGTAAAGTTTGAACTTTAAGAATATCTGGTAATTGCGAACTCATATTATATATATTGTATATAGATATTTTAATTATTCATTTTTTTTAATAATTAATTAAAATATTTTATTAAAAAGGATAAAAAAAGAATGTTGAAATTTTTAAATATTTAATTCATTACCATCACACCTTGTGGCGAATATTGTAAAGTGTTTTTTGCTAGAATAAAAGAATAAATAGCATTTGGACTTTTACCATCTAAATCTGAAACAATTCGTGTGGCATAAGATTGACCTTTAAATGACATACCCATATCTGAAACACGATCCATTGCCAATCCAATTCCAAAATTCCTTGAACCATTATCAGCATCAACACCAACTTGTCTAGCAAATGAAAGAACATCTTTGTATGGCACTTTGTCTTCACCACCATAACCCAATAGTTGTTTGTTGTTAATCATTCTTGAAAGACTATCAAATTCTTGAAATGCATTTAAATATTGCTGTAATACTTGTGCTTCTGGTAATCCTTCAATACTATTTTGTTCTACATCTACTTCATAATCCAAACCAAGTTTAACACCACCACGACTGAATGAAACTTTCTTAAGATTACAAGGTGTAGTATAATTGACACCATTAGTATCTGTATTTAACAAACCATTATTTGTAAATCCATCTTGTCCGTAATTATTAGAATGACTAACTGGAAGAAATGTGTGAAATACTGATAATACTTGACTATTTGCTAAATTATAAGTTTGGGTGCTGTCATTTGAATTCAAAACTGAATATAATGAAGAATAGCTATTGTATTGGAAAGCACCAGAACCGGCAACTGATAATTGTGCTTGTCCTTTATCATCTGGCACTAAAAGGTCACCAGAAACACTAATATCTTTTAATTGATAAAAAGCACCAACACCAGTTCCAGCATTAGCACCGCTTAATACTTGTTGGTCTGATGCCAATTCTAGTTTAATTTTTAATCCATTAATTCCATTCATAGAAAGTGGTATTGGATTACCGCCTTGAAGAAGACCAGTGTATAGTGGAATACTAAACCGAACTTCATTGTTAATAAGATTACTTGATGCATTAGTTAATCCATTCATAACAGCAACATTTGATTTTTCACCCATAAAATCTTGATCTGAATGAGTTGATGACAAAAGAGTTGAAACCAGTCGTCCATATTGTCTAACTGCTTCAAGTGACTGATTTGTTGCTTCCGAAGAAAGAACAACATTTTGAAAGCACGAATGAATTCCAACACGACTATTAAGTTTTACTGCCGATGCTGTAACTGGTTTTAATGTGTGATTATTCACTAAAGCACCAGCACTATCATTAAGTCTTAATGTTCCATTAATTCTGACAGAACTTGGTCGTAAATATTTTGCTTGTGCTGGAATAGTGATTTCTATAATTGGATTAGAACC